AAATTGAGTCATCATTAAAACTACTATTAATAACTAAGTCACCACCAGTTCCTCCAGTAATTGGAGCTGTGCTTGTTCCAACAAAATCAAGTTGTTTGTAGGAATAAGCTGCCAGTGTTGAAAAACCAACTGGTTGATAATATTTTAAAATACCAGTATCTGGATTCCAAGAAGCAACATAAGCAACTGCAGTAGATCCAACCCCAACAGTTTGGGTAATGAGAGCATTTGCAGAATATGTAACTGCAGAAGTTGTTGAAACTCCAGCTGCACCATTTGATGTTAAAGCTAAAGCACCTAAACTCGTGGCAGTCGTACTATTTAGAAGTGTGGATCCATTCTTTTCGAGAGGGTTTTTAATTAATCCAACACGAGAAAAATCATTACCTACAACATAATCTGGAGAATCAGTAACATTATTATCATATTTGGAATATAACATAACTCTATATCCACCAAGTTCACGATATATATCGGCACCATGACCACCTTTTGGTGGTATTACAACTTCAAACTGTGGTTGATTTACAGTTGATTCTGGAACTCCAAGTATAATATTGTTTCCATCATCACCAACATATGTACCTGTTATAAATCTGAGATTTGCATATGTATAATTAGATCCCCCAACAACTGATACGGATTGCACAGATCCTTGACTGATAACAACTGTTGCTGATCCACCGTTTCCATCTCCACTGATTGGAATTTGTGAAACTGTTCCTCCATCTGTTCCCCCAACACTAATGCCAGTTCCAGAATTTTTAACAACTATAGTTTCAATTTTCCCATCTACAGCAGCGTTTTTTATATTTTCATTTGTTGCATCTCCCCATTTTTTAGGAAGAGGAACATACTTTTCTGTTACAAATTTTACAATATCTGATGGTGATATACTATACAAGTATTTCCATACATAACCATCGGTTCCACCAGATGGTTGTGGGGAAGTATTTGTATGAGTTGGTTCTGTTGTTGATTTTTGCCCATCTTTATTATCTGGATTAACTCCATTGTTAATGCAAAGATATACTCTAAACTCTGATGTTACCACATAATAATTTGAAGCATATAAACTTGTTGATTTAGTTTGAGGAGTTAAATTTTCATCAATATAGTCATTTTTTCCAGAATAATTATTTCTATACATGTCATATATTGTTCCTGTCTGCCAATTTATTCTAGGAATAATTCTTCTAACATCATCTGAAGTTACTTTTTTTAAAAATAACATACTATCATGATAAAAGTTTTCTTGAGCAAAACTATCGACAGGAGCAGGAACAGGACTTCCCCAATCTGCAAATCCATAGTTTTTAACTTGTGTATTTTCAGGTTTTGGGTGTGCTAAGAAAGTGTAATAGTTATTATTTCCAGTCGTGCCAATACCCACAAAACTGTCTACAAAAGTTTCGGCATTTAATATACGGTACTGGTCAGTGATTATTGCGGGCATTGATACTTACATTTTTTGATTATTTATACCTGTTATGTATAAGAAGTTTTCATAGGTAGAGTTCTTATTACTTGAGCTGAGGTTTCAATTCCAGTTAATCCATTTTGATTATGGAAAGTAAATGACTTTGAATCAATTTTTCGTGTAACATTAATAGAACCCCAACTATATGTTCCATATTTAAATTTAGTTGTCAAACTTGTTGTATCTATACCCGCAATTGAATCAACGTTTGCAAATATCCTTATCATGGAAGATCCAACAGAAACATAATCTTCAGCAAAATATACATTATCTAGGAAACTATTTCCAACACCTACAGTTTCTGGCCCTGAAGATGTGGTTCTTATTCCAGTAACACCATCACCTATATGGGTGTTCTCAATTACAAAATAGTCTCCAGTGGTAATACCAGATTTTGATACCTTAAAATCTTTAGTACCATTTGGAGCTCCATCTGGGTCATATATGTCAACATGTGGTATGATTTCAAAAAATAATGCAGGTTTTGTAGTATTGATACCAACAGCACTTGTTCCAATTCCAACCACAATTCCATAATCTCCATTATAAGTAACCTGTTCAATTTTCTCAACAACAGCAGTAGTTCCCAAACCAACTATGTTTATATCATTTTGAGTTTGTCCCAAATTATCAACTTGTTTGAATAACCAAGAATCTTTTACATAAATTTTACCATCAGTTGATGAAATTGATTTTATTATTCCAGTTGTTGGTGCTATTGATGGTTCTAAGTAGTTTCTTTCTTTTGATATACTTACACCATCAATAATTAAGTCTTTTGTTTGTTTTCTCCATACTGTCGGTCTATTAAAGTCAGCGTCAGTTGATATTCCGACTCCAGCGTATGTTGTAGTTTCTACGGTATCTGATGCAATTAATTCATAAATCACTCGACTGTCTTGTCCAGACTGTTTTGCTAAAGTGATAACTGATTCATTTCTAATTCCATTAGTAATGCTAGAGTTAACAACACTATCATTAAAGTATTGTAACCTCAATTCATCTCCTGGTTTTATTGTTTCATCAACATCAACTTCAACAAAATCATCAGTTGAAGCAGTATAGAAATACATTTTGAATTTACTTCCAGATTTTGGTGGTTCTCTAAATGTTATTCTAGTTCCACCTTCAAATACGTAATCATTACCTGGTTTTTGTAAGATGTCATTAAGGAAAATTAAAAGATTATTTTGTAAAATTATTCCTGACCCCTCTGCAGCAACTATACTGTAATATTCTTTATTCGTAACTGTTCTAGTTATTAAGAATGATTTTCTAAATCCGTTAAATTGTGCACTAAAATCATCCAGTTCCAACAATTGACCAAAACACCATCCTGCAAATTTATCTTGGAATTTATTTTTTACAGTAATATTAAAAGCACTGGTGCCTATTCCAACTTGAAATGGTAAAGTAGTTAATTGTAGATTATCACCTATTTCATAACCCATTCCACGATCTGCCATATCAAATGATAAAATACTACCTCCAGTTCCAACAACTACATCAATAGTTGCTCCAGATCCATTTCCACCAGATAATGGAATATTCTTATATGGGCTTGGAGGTGCAACAGTAACAAAATTTATTCCTGTAGATATTCCTGTGGATGTATAACCACTACCTGGATTTGTAATTGTGACAGATGTAACTATACCAGCAGTTACAAACGCAGAAATTGCTGCACCAACTCCAGTTGTAGAACTTACAGAGACTAAAGGATTTGATAGATAACCATTACCACCACTAGCTATTCCTACAGACTGAATTGTTCCACCTGCAGAAACAACTGCGGTAAGTATTGCTTTTTTGGGAACTTGATAACCACTTCCAATGCCAACATCAAATTCATTAATTATTCCACCTTTAGGTAAATCTTTATCACTACTATTTCCTGTAAAATCAATTGTTTGTCCAGTTCCAACAATTTGATAATCAGATTTATTGATATCACCTACATCACC